AAGAACAATATAAACAACAGCAAGAACATGATAGAAGAAAAAGAGAATATGCTAAAAATAATGGATATAAGTTATTAGAAATATGGTATTGGAATTTTGATAATATAGAAGAAATATTAGATAAAGAAATAGGGAGTCTACTTTAAGTAGACTTTCTTTTTGTAGTATAAATTTTCCTTTAGACTTGATATAATTAAAATATCAGAGTATAAGGGGGGAATATTATGTATGCATTAATATTTATTTTAGTTGTTGTTGGCATATTTGCAGCGTCAGTTTTTATATCGAATGTAATAAATGATGCGAAAGAAAAAGAAGCTAGATTAGAGAGAATAGCAGAAAGAAATAGAGAAAAAACAAAGGTGGAAAAGGCTATACAAAAAAATATTTCAATGGCTAAATGTCAAGCTTTTGGTAATTCAAACAGTGACAGTGTGATATTAAGTAATAATGGAAAAATATCTATCATTCATGCTGGATTTAAGACAGCAGTTAAAAAAAATATAGAAGATTTAGTAAGCATTAAGTTTAACATGCAAGTTAGTGAAAAAAATCAGATGAGGATAATATCTATAGTTCCTACATATGATAAATATACTTTTGTAGAAAAAATATATTTAACTTTGATATTTGAACTTAATACTTATGAAGTATTTTATATTCCACAATATAAAAATATAAATAATGCAGATATTCAAGAAAAAATAAAAGAAATGGAAAGATTTAAATTAGTTGTAGAGAATGAAGCAGCTAAATTTAAAAATGCTAAAATAGAAAGCAATAATGATATAAAAAAAGATGATGATGATATATCAAAAANTTCAAATTCATTAAAAGAATTACAGAGTTTGAAAGACCAAGAGATATTAACAGAAGAAGAATTTAATGAAAAGAAAAAAGTATTATTAGAGAAAATTAAATAAAAATATTAAGACAGTATATTAACTGTCTTTTTTTATGCTTTAAAAAAGGAGTTGGTTGAATGGCAGAAGAATTTAAAATTAAGACCAGTATAGAACTTGATGATAAAAAAGCTAGGAAACAATTAGCATCACTGAAGACATCTGCAAAAGAAAATAATATAAAGTTAAATGTGGAGATGAATACATCCTCATTAAATAATTTAAAGCAATTAGAGAACACGTTAAAACAAATTAATAAACTTAGTAGAGAAACCCAAAATGGATTATTTGGTGGAAAAGGTAATTCAAATGGGAATATAAATAAATTAACTTCTCAATACGATAACTTTAGAAAAAAAATAGAGTCTACTCAAAGACAATTAAAGAAATTTACTCAAACAAATATTTTAGACAATAAGCAAATAGGAGAAATTAACAAATTATCAGGAGAATTGAAAAGATTATCTAATATTAAATTAGGTGGTCTAAATTCAAAAGCTTTATCAGATTTATCAAATGTTCAGTCTAAGTTGGCTAATATGAAAATACCAGATATGAATACAAAAATGGCTTCTCAATTTAAAACTCTTCAAAATGAAGCTGGAAAATTAGCTAATAAAATAGAAACATTGGGTAAGTCTGGATATGCAGATACATCTAAACTACAAGCTTTATCAAATTCATTAAAATCAATTCAAAATTTGAATCTTAAAAATCTAACTTCTAATCAAATACAATCAGAAATACAAAAACTAGAACAATTAAAAAATAAAGTTAAAGAAGTAGAAAATGCTACTAAAAATACTAAATTAGATGCTAAGTTTAATATGAATCTTTCCAAAGTAATTTCAGATTTAAATAGGCTTAGACAAAAATGTTTAGAATTGGGTCAATCAACTGCTGGAATTGATAAACTAGAAAAAGAATTAATGCAATTAAATGGTATGCCTCTAGGTCAAAAAGTAAAGGAATTAGATTCAATAAAAAACAGATTAAGCAATATGAAATCTAATTTCACAGGATTAGGAACTAGTGTAAAGACAACAAATGGTTTTTTTAGTGACCTATATAATTCAATGAGAACTTATACTTTAGGTAATATGATAGGTATGTCTATTACAAATGGTGTAAGAAATATTAAAACAACTATTGTTGAACTAGATAGTGCCTTAAGAGATATGATGAAAGTAGCACCTGATAATTTTGAAGGAACAAGTGAACAATTAAAGAATGTAAGAAATGAAGCAATCTCAATAGGGAAAGATACGGCTAGAGCATCAGAGGATATAATTCAGGGGGCATCTAAAGCTCTACAAACTGGTGTAAAATCGGTATCAGACAGTTTGAAGATAGCTAAACAATCAGCAGTTTTTGCAAATGTTGGTGAATAAATTGCCGTCTTAATTCAACAATCATAGAAGAATTAGGATTATTAATGGGAAAGAAACGGGAAAGCTTTAAAATGCTAATCCGAGTGGAAGGCTAATTTTAAAAGATTGGTCACACGCAACGCATAGAGATTGAAACTAGAAATAGAATATAATATCTCCAAGAGTTCCCATTTACTTTATGATTTAATTATAAGTAAAAAAGATATGCTAAGCTGAGTTAGAATTAACTAACTGATGAAAATGAGGGAAACCTCCAGAGTCAAGGATAAAAAACCTTGAGCTAATAACAATTGGATTTAGACCAAGAAACTGCTGATAAGTACTTAACTAGTGTTATGTCCGCTTATGGTGGAATGACAAAAGCATTAAAACCAATTAAAGATACTAGAGTTCAAATCAAAGGAATGAGTAAAGATTATGATAATCTTACAAAATTTCTTGATTTATCGAACTATGCAGGTTAACAAAATAGCCCCTTTGTACAGTAATGTATAACTGAACTCAGAATATGCTGGAAACTCCTTAGAGCCTTAATTAGTAGATGTATTTGGAAACTTATATATCATCTGAAAACATTAAGGATTGGACAATCAGCAGAGATAGACCTAAGTTCAAAAAAAGAATATGGTAAGCTCTCAACGACTACCAATGAGCATCCTAAATGGATGATGGTATAGTCTATTCCCTTTTAAATATCGAGAAATCGAGGGTATAAAAGAATAATTTTGCAATAACAACTGGCGATTAACTTTAGTCGCACTATATAGTAATATATAGTTAAAAACTCCTTTAACTGCTGGAAACTCCTTAGAGCTAACTAGACTACAACATAATTGGAAACGATAAATGTGAATGTTTAAAAATTAGTTGGATTGGACAATCAGCATCCAAGCTCCGTATAGGAGAAGGTTCAACGACTATTATGTAGATTCAAGTGAATCGAAATGGGGAGCATCCTTATAGGATGAAGATATAGTCTCGTCTTTATAGAGATATAAAGAAGTTCATAAGAGAACTGCATAGAAGTAACGAATCTATGTGAAGATATCGGTAGGAGCTGCATTACAAAGAAGTGCGAGTATGCTGTCATCAGCAGGTGTTTCAATGGAAGACTCTGTTGCCTTGATAGTTGGAGGAAACGAATCTGTACAAAATGCTGAAAAAGTAGGTACAGCACTCAAAACAATTGGTATAAACATGAGTGGTATCAAAGCTTCAGCAGATTCAGGAAAAATCAGTCTTAACAAAACTGCTAAAACATTACAAGAAACAGCAAAAATAAATGTGTTAGATAAGCAAACTGGCCAAGTAAGAGATATGATGTCAATTTTAGATGAGTTGGCAGAAAAGTGGCATAGTGTTGGAGAAGATGCTTTAACTAAAAATCAAAAAAGTGGTATTGCCGAAGCGATTAATTTTAGTCGCCTTATATAGTAATATATAATGATAAACTCCTTTAATTGCTGGAAACTCCCGTTAAGCTTTTAGTACCAAAGTGTGAAAAGCTAAAAGATAGGGACAATCAGCAACCAAGACTCAAGAGAGTAAGGTTCAACGACTAGGTTATAAACCGTACACTATAAGCTATTGATAGTGGAAATGGGGAGCATCCTTATAGGATGAAGATATAGTCTCATCTATATGGAAACATATAGCAGTTCATAAGAGAACGAGTTAAGTATAGCGAACTTAATTGAAGATTTTGTTCAGGTAAAAACCACATCAATACATTCATGGCTATCATGGATAATTGGAATCAGGTAAAAATAAATTGCCGTCTTAGTTCAACTACCATAGAAGAACTAAGATTATTAACAGAGAGAAAATCTGGAAGGCTAAGTTTATTTTAATAAATATGCCAATCAGAGGTGAAGGTAAGTTTTAAAAAGCTTTCCATCCGCAACGCATAGAGATTGAAACTAGAAATAGAATATAATATCTCCAAGAGGCTCTGTGGCTTTATGGTCTTTGTTATGAGTACAAAAGATATGCTAGACTGGACTTGAAATGACAAGTCGATGAAAATGAGGGAAACCTCCAGAGCAGTAGATAAAAAACTACTGGTTAATAACAATCGAAAAAAATTCCAAAGTGCATGGTTAGATGGGGATGTATTTGGCTCTGCNGAAAAAGAGAATGAGAGATTCATAAATTCAGCAGAAGGTAAGATTATAAAATTAAAAGAAAGTCTTAAACAATTAGTTACAGACACTATATCTACGGATATGTTTAAGACTAGTTTAGATGGATTATCTGGTGTTACTGGAATTTTAAATGGTATAACTAAAGCGGCTGACAAAATGCATATTTCACTCCCATTAGCAATAGGTACTTTATCATCTTTGTTTATGACAATTAAAGCATTAGGTACTGGTAAACCAATCACGAATCTATGGGGTGCTGGAATAAGTGCATTTCAAAATAGTAGAAAATCTGTTAAATTTAAAGACTTTGAAAGAGCTACAAAATTTACTAATCAATACACAAGTGCGATAAATAAAAATACTAATGCTTCAAAAAACAATGCTAAATCAAATGCTATTGTCAATAAAACAATAAATAGTCAAAATGGCATTGTAGGAAAGTATACATCAACAACTAACAATTTAAAAAAGGCAACAGCTAAAGAAATAAAAATAAATGAAGACAGAACAAAGTCATATGAAAAATATAATCAAAAATTAAAAGTTGTTTCTAAAAGTAGAAAAGATACAATAAGTGATGGGCTTGGTAATATTGGCAAGGCATTTGCAGGGAGTAGTATTGTAAATTTTGGTAAAGGTATAGCAACTACAGTTGGAAATTCTTTAGTTTTAACTGCTGCATTTGCAGGAATAAGTTTGTTGGCAAGAGAGTTAGAAAATTATGCAAATAGAGAAGAAAATGCTTATCAAGCTAGAAAGAAAAATATTCAAGCTTCAAAACAACAAATTAATTCATATGAAAGCCAAAAAGTTCAATTACAAGCACTTGCAGAAGAATATGATAATTTATCTAAAAAAGAAAATAAGTCTAAAGAAGATAATAATAGATTAAATGAGCTAAAACAACAGATTGCAAAAATAAAACCAGATGCAGTTATAGGAACAGATGAAAATGGTATACCTATTTTAAAAGGTCAGGTTACTGATTTAATTGCTGAAATAGATAGAGCTATTAATGCAAAAGAAAGATTGATGTCCTATGATAAACATGATAATGCGAAAACTGCTGCTAAAAAATTAAATTCTCCAAGTAAAGATGTAAATAAAACTTTAGAAGAAAGAATGAGAGAAAGTGAAACTGGTAAGCTTGTAAAGATAGAAGAAGATTATACAGCAGAAGTTGAAAAGAATAAAAAAAGACAAGAAAAAGCAATCGAGAAATATAATAATTCAACTGGCAGAGCAAGAGATAAAGCCAGAAATGAATTAATGTCAGCTAAAGCAGAAGAAGAAAAAATATATTTCAAATATGATGAAATGTATAGAAATCAAGTAGATAAAATTCAAGGGTATTCAAAAGAAATAGGAGATGGAATATTTTCTAACATTAAGAATAAAACTCTTTATAGTGGATTAGAAGGCAATGATAAGTCTAATTTTGCTGGACTTGAAAGTTTATTTGATTTTAGTGAAGTTACACCAGATACTCTAGTAGACACAGAACAGGCAGTCAACAAATTGCTTACTGCTGTTAGAAGTGGGAAAGTTGATGTAGGAGATTTATCTAAAACTCTTAAGGATGCAAATGAAGAATTTGCTAGAACACAAGATATAGAAAAATATAATCAAACAATAGATAAAACAGCTAAGAGTATAGCTAAAGCAACTAACACAGATGCTAATATATGGGAAAATTTATTTGGGCAAGTAAATCCAAATGGAATTAAAGATATGACATCTATAAATACATTATTAGCTAAGTTTGGTAAAACAAAACTAGATTTAGCAAATGGTGATAAACTTGCGATGCAACTCCAAAATCAATTTGATAGTATTCAGAATATATTAGATACAACAACAATAACTGGAGATGTAAAAGTTGATGCAAATATATTAACTGACATTAAGAATACTAAAGAAGTTCCTAGTCAAGTTAAAGGCATGATAGATGCTCTATTAGGAACAGGGGCAAGTTCTACTGATGTATTAAAATTCACTATGGATGTATTAATGGAATTACAGACTGGTGACCCAGATATAACTAAACTTCAAAATGATTTAGATAATAAATTTGGAAAAGGTAAGTTTACTATAACTCCAGAAATACTTTTAAGTAATGATTCAGGTCAAGCTAATGCAGAACAAATAATAAGTAGTTTAAAGCAAAGATATGAGGAGCTTCCAGAAGAAGTAATCACAGTCATAAAAGCTAATCCAACTACAACATTAGAAGAAGCTGATTCAGTAAAACGAATTTATGATAAATTTCCAAAAGAAGTAAAAACTATCATAAAAGAAGAAGGAGCAGACGAAGGTGGTAGAAAAATATTAGATTTAACATCTAAGTATGCCGAAGTACCTTCTGAACTCAAAACTAAATTAGAAGCTGATGGAGTTGGACTAGAAAAAGCTGTTGAAGTATCAGAGATATATAAGAAAGTACCTGCGGAACTTAAAACATATTTTATAGCAGAAGCAGGAGAGGCTTTGTATAATTCTGTTAATTTAAAAGATGCCTTAGAACATATACCTGATGAGAAAATTACAGAAATATATTTGAAGCAAAATGATGGTAAATTAGGGGTTCAGGATTTAATAACATCATTGGATAAAATTCCTTTAGATAAGGATGTAAGAATAAATATATACAAAGCCTTATCTGATGGAGATATAGATGCTTTAGGCAAAGCTATTGAAAGTTTACCACCAGATAAACGAGTAGAAATAATTGCTGAAATAGAAAAAGCTAAAGATGATATTGAGACTATTAGTTCTTCTGAAATAGCAAATAAAATTTTTACTATAGAGGTTAAAGACTTAGCATCAGATGCTATTGAATGGATTCAAAAAAAATTAAAAGAAATAAATGGCGATAAAGATAAGAAAGACCCTGTTAAAGAAGCTAAAAAAGCTACTAAAGAGGCTTTGAAAGACAAGCAGAATCCTAAAGGATACGCATTTTCAAAAGATAAAGAAGCAGAAAAACTTGTAGATGATATATTAAATACACCTCCAACAAAACAAATTGAACTTAAGTTAAAGAAAAATGAAGAGCTTAGAAATACTTTAAATTCATTTAAACAGCTTGAAGGAAGAAATGATGTAAAATTAAAATTAGAATCATCAGGTATTGAAACTGAACAAGTTAAAATTTTTGCTGATATAGTAAAAAATCTTCCAACAAATTCAACTTTTACTAATAAATTTATAACTGATAATGTTGATAGTTTAAAAAATCTAAAGGACTATGAAGCTGTACAAAAATGGCTTATGGATAATCCAACTATAGCTATGGATTATAGCATAAATTTAAATGGTTTAGATGATTTTGATAAAATGAAATCTATATATGATGGATTAGAAGACAAAAAAGATAAAAAGGTATTTGCCGAAGTTATAATTAAAAATCCAGAAAAGGCTGAAGCATTTCAAAAACTATATGATAATGTTCCAGAAGAAACAAAAAGTAAGGTTGTTAGCTTTGCTGTAGAAAATGCAGATGAACTTGAGAGAGCTACAAAACTATATGAATCAACACCAGATGAACAAAAAAATCAAGTTCTTAATTTTATGTTAAATAATGAAGATAAGTTATATTTAATAGAACAACTTTATAATGATTTCCCTGAAAGCAAAGACATTATAGCTAATCTTATAGTAAATAATCCAGATGCATTAGATGAAGTTGAGAATTTAAATGCTTTAGACCTAGACAAAGACGTAAAAATAAATATAATAAAATCACTAACTAATGGAGATATTAATTCATTAATTGCTGAAATAGAAAAATTACCTCCTGAAAAACAAGTTGAGGTAATTGCGGCTATTGAAGGAGCTATTGAGGGCATAGATAGTGTTGATAAAAAAACAATAAAAGACAAGTGGGCTAAACTTAAAGCGAATAATTCTGCTGCTTTAGAAACAATCCGTCAAACTGAAAATAAAAAACTAAGCGATAAGAGTTTTACAATAACAGCACATCTTCGTACAGTAGGGACTCTAGGAGGAATTGCTTCTCAATTTGCAAATAATATATTAGGTGGATTAAAGAGTAATAGAAAAAGTGTGCAATCCATAAATTCTATAGAAACTCCACAAGCAATTCCAGCTAATCTATCAGCCCAACCTAGAACATCAGAACCAGCACCAATAAGTGACGAAACTCCTGTAACAAAGCCATCTCTATTCTCAAGAGCAGTATCAAGAGCCACATCTCCAATCAAAACTCTTACAGAGAAATTCTCTCGTATAACTAAAACTCCCAAGATAGCATTAGATACAAAATCTATTGATGCAGCAGTAAAATATAGCATTGAGTTACTAAAAGAATTAGAAAATGCGATATCTAAAGTTACAGATAGAATATCTCTTTTAGATAAGAAAATGAAATATGCAAGTGGAAAAGATAAACTCAAATATCTTGAAGAACAAAATGCTTTATATAAAGAAGAACTAACATTGTTAGACCAAAAAGATAAGGCACTTAACACTCAAAAGAATAGATTAAAAGATAGACTTAAAAAAGATTATAAGTACACTTTTTCAGATGATGATAACTTAACTAGTTATGAAGAAAAATTAATATCATTAGAAAAAGAATTAGAGAAATTAGATAAGCAATCAGAGAGTGACAAAGGTAGTAAAAAGAGTGAAGAACGTAAGAAAAAGATAGAAGAAGAGAAAAGGTTGTTGAAGAATATTTAAAGATTGCTTTTACTGAGATACCGAAAGTTGCAGATGCTCAACAAGAAGTAACAAATTCTCTTATAGAATCAACTAGAGCAGCAGAGGAATTTAAAAAAGAATTAAAAGAGATTGCTAGAGAAGCTGCTTTAACTTCAGCTCAAAAACATGTTACTGAAATACAAAACGAAATAGACTTAATAGACATTCTTATGAAAAATGCTGAAGGTGATGAAAAGTTAGACTTAATTGAAAAGAAGAAAGAGTTATTGGCCAAACAAGCTAAGGAAATTAAAGATGTTATTAAAGTCTATGAAGATACTGCAAAAGAGTTAAGAGAAGGGTTATCAAAAGAAGGGTTTAAATTTTCTGCTGATGGTAAAAGCATAACAAATTATGAGCAACAATTAGAGTTTCTAAAAAATAATAAAGATGCAGATAAATACAAAGAAATAGCAGAAAATGCTAAGAAATATTTAGATTTACTTCTTAAAGATTTACCTGATGCTAATAAACAAATTCAACAAAATAAAGAAGAAATAGAAGATTTAAATAAAGAGATTCAAGATGCTTATAAAAACCAGCTTAAAGAAGCTCAAAGTCTACAAGAGAAAATTAGAGACATGTATAAAAAGGAACTTGAAGAGAGACTTAAAGAAATAGATAAAGAAACTAAAGCTAAAATTGATTCTCTTAAAAAGCAACAAGATGCTTACAATGATTCAAGAAAAGAAGCTAAATATAAAGATGATTATGAAGAACAACAAGATGTAATAAGTGATTTAGAGAAACAAATAGCAATAGCTGAAAGAGATAGCTCTTTAAGTGGTCAGAAGAAACTTAAAGATTTACAAAAACAATTAAAAGAAGAACAGAAGAAATTACAGGATTTAGTACAAGACCATGTGGACGACCAAGTCAATGATATGTATGATAAGGAGTCTGACAGACTACAAGAAGAAGCAGATAAATTAAAAGAAGAGTTAGAGAAAAAATACTCAGATGAAAATTTAGTTGATTTAATTAATGAAGCAATTTCAAGTGGTAAATTTGTAGGTCTTGATGGAGAGGTTAAGAAACTTCAAGATGCTATTATTGAATACATAAATAAATATGAAGATGGTATGTTGGCAATGGGTTCTGTCACTAAGCAGGAATGGCTTGATAGATTAAAAGAAGGTAAAGAGACATTAGAAGATATTAATGACATATTGGATGAATTAGATTTAAGTAAATTTGCTATGCCTAATTATAATCCACCTTCAAATTCTCGTTCAAGAAGTGTATCCTCAACATCATCAGTCAACTTTAATTCACCATTCTTTGTTGTTCAAGGAAATGTAACTAAGGATACTATGAAAGATTTAGAGAAGTTTGGTAGAGATTTAGAAAATAGAGTATATAGAAAAATAGTAGAAAATATTAAATCATAATAAAAAGAGTAAAATTAATGGAAATAAATTTTGATTAATTGAATCTACGAAAAAGTATCATTTCTGAAAAAATATTAAAATAAAAATGTTTTTAGTATCAATTAATACTTTTTTTATTGTTTTGTATTGAATTATTCTAAAAAAAGTGTTATTCTATAATATATAGAAGATACAAAATTGTATTTTCATATTTCTTTGAAGGGAGTGTGTCTGCTTGGCTGTATCAGCGATACTAGAAGACATAGAAATAATTCTAAAAAAGTTTAAGGCATGTATAGAAAGTGAAAATTTTATTATATCTCAAAGTGAAAATAGACAGGATAATAATGATTTTTTAAAGAAATATAATCTAGATAAAAACAAACAAATAGAAATGTTAAATTGTTTAACAAAAGAAGATTTTTCAAAATCAGAAGAACATAGAAATCACGAAGGTAGAATATTGTATTTCTTTGGAAAAAAATATGAATTGACAAATATAGATGGATTAAGAGAAGAAGTGGAGTTATACATAAAATTTTACATTGCAGAAAAGAAAAGAACAAAAGAAGATTTCACGATAATAATATCTTTTCATCCTGCAAAGTATTCAATTAAATACTATATGTAGCCTATTAAATAAAAAAAATTCACATTATTTTAGCATATGAGATACATAAAAAATATATCTTTTTTATGCAAATTAAATAAGAAGGAAAACTTGGAGGGGAAACCATGAAAAATATGAGAACTGATAATAATAAAGTATTTTGTGAATTTTGTCTAGATGATGTAAACTATACAATTAAAATTAAAGAAGAAATTGATACTGTTAGAGGCAAAGAAATAAAATACATGAAGAAAGAAGCGTTTTGTGAAGAATGTGGAAACTATGTATATATTCATGAGCTTAATGATGAAAACTTAAAATCATTATATACTAAAATTAGAGAAATGGATAACATTATAACTGTAGATGAAATTGAACTTTTATTAGAAAAATATAACATAGGTAAAAAACCTCTTTCCTCATTATTAGGATGGGGAGAGGGGACTATAACAAGATATTTAAAAGGAGATATTCCAACAAAACCATATTCCGATAAATTGAGATTAATACTTGATGATACAAATGAAATGAAAAAGATATTGGAGGAAAATAAAAATAATATAAAAGATATTGCATATAAAAAATGTAGAGAAGCTATTCTAGAAATAGAAGAAAAAAACACTTTTTTTAAAAATGATAAGATAGGTGTTGTTGCCGAATATATAATATCAAAATGTGAAGAGATAACACCTCTAGCTTTACAAAAACTATTATACTATTCACAAGCATTTACTAGATTATTTACTAATAATAATTTATTTGATGATGATTGTGAAGCATGGGTTCACGGGCCGGTATACAGAAATGTATATGAGAAATATAGAGATTTTGGAAGAAACCAAATAGAGTATGAAAACAATATAATTTCATTGGATAATGATATGGAAGAAAAGATTGTTGATGCCGTGATTAAATACTTTGGATGCTATAGTGGAAAAATGTTAGAAAGAATGACACATGAGGAAAAACCTTGGGTCATTAATAGACAAGGATTAGGAAAATATGAATCTTCTAGTAATGTTATAGAAAAAGAAGTTATTGATGAATACTTTAATAATATAAAATCTAAGTATAGTATAATAAATATATCTGATATAAATGACTATAGTTCTGATTTATTTAAAAAGATTCAAAGTTAATAGTGGATATAGTATAAATATCAATGAAAAAAGATTCTATAATTAGAATGCTTTTTATTTCTCTGTATTGTCAACTATGACAATATTGACTATTGTGACCATATTAGGGTATAATAGTAATATAATAAAGACATAAAAAAAGAGACTACAACTATTTGTGCTAGGGTGTCTCTTCATAAATAAGCGAAGTGTTAATTAGAGGAAGAATCACCTGAACTGCCATTCGGGTGATTCTTAATTTTTTGCAACGTTTTCTTAAACTCATCTATTTCTTTAAAAAGTCTATTCAAATTCTGAACCAACTTAATCAAACTGATTATTATAGTTGTAAGAAATGTTATTATCGTTAGCAAACAAATTAAATATTTCATAATATCATATCACCTCCCATCTTGATATGACATGGAAGGCTTATGTAAATGAAGATTCACCCTAATAGTTTTTTTATGTAGTCTCTAAAAATATTATACCATAAATTACCAATATGTTAAATTTAATATTATATTGTCTACAATTGTAAAAGAATATTGTGTTCTAAGAAGTTATTCTATTAATAATATAGCTTTTTTATTTTTCAATGAAGATAATGACAACATTGACTATTTTGATAATATTGGAGTATAATAGTAATATAAATGATATAAATTTATATCATAGGGACATAAAAAAGAGACTACAAACTATTTGCTGTAGGGTGTAGTTCTTAAAGTTAACAATAAAAAGAATAGATTTATGTATTACTTTCAGAATCACTAGACCCGCCAGTCTGGTGATTCTTTAGTTTCCTAATAGATGCTTTCAAGTTTAAGATTGCATCTATTAGCTTTGTCAAATGATTGATTATTCTTGTAATCATAATTATCATTATTAAAAACAAAACTAAGTACTCCATAGTCTCACCCCCTTTCTTACTGGGGATTTTAACTAAAGAGCCATCACCCTAATAGTCTAAACTGTAGTCTCTAAAAATATTATACCATATTTTTCCATAATGTTAAATTTAATATTATATTGACGACAGGAGTAGAATAAAGATATAATACAGGTAACAGAAAATTTAAAAATTTTACACAAGAATTACTACTTATCTATGCCACCTTAAACAAGTGGCTTTTTTCATACTCTGGTATCTATTTAAGGAGGTGTTACAAATGATAAATAATATAGAAGATTGTAAGCTTCTTATTGAGACAGAAATAAGAATGAAAGGTATAGATGAAAAAGAACTAATATCTCAAAACGAAATTCTGAAAGACCTAAATATTAATGAAAAAGACCTTGAAGATATTGAAGTGAATTTTGAATAATGAAATGATTTATAATATACCTATTTAAAACATGTATTAATTGATATCAGTAATAGTGATTTTTTATTTATTGAATCTGTTTTACAAAAAACGTATTTATGATATAATAAAAGTAAGGAATTTAATCTACTTAATACAAAGAGTGATTGTTTCCTTAAAGTTAATTAAAAAATCAATTTATCTTTTGAAACCACTCTTATTGGCGTTTGAGTGTTTTTTGCTTTATCATATATGTAACAAGCTATTAAACTTGTTGCAATATTTAGATTAATAAGATATTTTAGCTCATCTTAATTGATGGGCTTTTCTAATACAAAGAAGGTGATAAAATATGCATTTTAATGTGAATCTTAAACAAATAAAATCTGATTACACATTAACCATTCACAAGATGAATAAATCATTTCTAGGTCAAATTCCAATCAACTTTTTAAACGCGATAAAGCGTGAGCTTGGTGGAGTAGATGAAATACAACTTACCATTCCAAAATATATTACAGATAGATTTTTATTTAATAAAATAATAAATCCCGTTTTTGAAGAAGTAAAAGAAGAACGTCTTATTTGTCTTAATGATAAAGAATATTTTGTAGTTAAGAATGTTGTGACTACAGATGATAAATTAAAAGTAGTAACAGCTAAATCTAAAGAAGTTAAACTAGGAAAGATTGATGTAAATATTGAGGATTATGGATTACAAATGTTTACTAAAGATGAAGAAACATCTATTATATCTCTTAATGATTATTTAAAACAAGAGACAGGTTGGAAACTTGGCCATGTAGATGATTCAATTGCTTATGAAACTGATAGTGAAGGAAATAAAAGAGAAAAAGTAAGATGGCAAGAAAGTATTAACTCCAACTGGTTAGATTATTTCAATAATGAACTAAAAGAACAATTTGAGTGTATAGCTGATTTTGACACCTATAATAATTTAGTTAATTTGTATCATATAGATAGTTTTGGAGATAACATTCAGTTATATTTATCTCATGATAACTACATAAAATCACTTGAAAGAACTACAAATAGTGACGATATAGTAACTAGACTGAAGCTTGAAGGTAGTGAAGATATGGATATAATAGGAGCTACAGTTACAGGATATGATTACATTGAGAATTACTCTTATTTCTTAGACAATAAAGAAATGAGTGAAGAACTTAGTAGAGCTATAAAGAAATACCAAGAAATGAATGAAATAAGAGAACCAATTTGGAGAGAATTAATAGATACAAAGCTTAAGAAACAGAGAGAACGTGATAGCAAAAGCAATGAATGGTTACATGTAATAGAAACTATAAAGGCTAAAAAGGATATAAAGAAAACTTATGATAATCCAGAACATAAAGATGAAGTAAATTCAGCTAAGTTAGCAGTAGAGATAAGTGAATTAGAAGATAAAAAGGTTATATTAGATGTTCAAATAAAACATTTAGAAGAAGAAATAGCTAAGTTAAATGAAAGTATAAAAGATATAAATATTCTTTGTAAGAGGGAGACTTCAACTGATGAGGATGGATATTTAATATTTAATGAAGCTCTATTAGATGAATTAAATGAGTTCCTCTACTATGATACTTATACAAATGATGCTTTTTTAAAAGTTGAAGATTTAATAGCAGAAGGTAAAAGGCAATTAAGTTTAAAATGTATTCCAACACGAGAATGGACTCTGGATGTTATAAACTTCTTAGATAGAATTATAGATATTAATTTTAGACAACATTGGAAGGGAGATTTAAGTCTGGGAGATATTATAGTGTTACATAGCAAAGAATCTGGAGAAGAAGAATTAGTCTATTTTACATCCTTTACCCAGAATTTAAAAAATGGGAAGTTAGATACCTTAGAATTAACTTTAAGTAATAAAAAAATAAAAGAAGATGACAAAAGGACAATAGCTGATTATTTAACTAAAGCTGAACATGCAACAAGAACATTGAACTCTAAAAGACATTTATTTATTCAGCAACAGAAGAAAAGAATTAACCTACCAGATGAATATATTCCTAAGAAAAATATACAAAAGGAGTTGATGTAAATTGATATTAGATAATTCACCAGCCGATTCATGGATTAGAATTACTGGAGTAATTGTTACTTACAATAACACACTTTATCAAGTAGTAGATAAAGAGACAAATAAAAAATAATATATACTGGGATGCTGATAATCCAGGAACATTAAAAGTTTCTAATGTACGATTACCAGAGGGAAACACACAATTTTTAGTAGTTGTAAATGACAATGGAAAGCATACAGAAGTTCCTATAAACTCATCAATATTCAATATATCTTTTGATGGTAATTCAAGAAAAAATACTGAAGAACAAATCTGGGCATTGTATGAAACAGATGAAAAACACAATGAAAAATTTGTAGTTATTGAAAAAGACATAGATGGAATACATCAAACAGTTTTAGAAGTACAAGAAGATGCATCTCATATAAAAGAAAATATGTCTCTTATAGACCAGAGAGCTGAAAACGTAAATATATTAGTAAAAGAAGTAACTAAAAATTTTGGTGGTTCACAAGAAAATATAACCTTAAGAGAAAATATAAATAAAGCTATAATTAAGTTGAATACAGATTTAGGAACATTTAGTTCAAATCTCTCTAATTATTTTAATGATAATGAGATTACAGATGAAGAAAAAGATAAAATAGATATTGAACTTAATTTATTAGATACAGATAAAGCGAGTTTATATGCAGAGTTACAAAAACTTATTGATAAAACTACTGGAGTAGACTTAGTTGCAATAAACACTTCAAAAACAGCATTGGATGCAGCAAGTACTAATCTAAACTCTATAATCAATTCAGTTATTTCAGATAGTATAATTACACCTTCAGACAGAATTTTAGCTATAAATGCAAATGCTCAATATAACTTAAAGATAAATGAACTTAAAAATACAGTGGATAAAATTTACATAACAGGGATGGGTGGAAGTATATCAGAAGAATTTTCACAGATAAATGCTACAGCTAAAGAGATAAAATTAGAAGTGGCTAGAGTTGATGGGGCAACTAAAACAAATGCTGCTCAAATTAAATTAACCAAAGACGATATAACAATGATGGTTACAAGAAATGGAAGTGGTTCAATTGTAGGAATTAAACCTGATAAAATTGAATTTGGATTTAATGATATATCAAATTATGTAGAGATAAGCAGGAGTGGTCTAACAGTAAATCAAGGAGCTATAGCATGTGATATATTGACTACTCCATCTGGCCATGAACCAATAATCAGATTATTTGGAAGTAGCAGGTCTGGATTTGCAATAGATGCAAGAAGGTCTGATGGTTCTAGTCAAGCATCAGCTATAAGATTAAAATATGATAGCAATAATTATTTTTGGGTAGGATATGATACTGCTGAGATTTATGTTGATGGAGAAGAACACTTTATTGTTGAAAGAGATGATACTTTTGTAAGATGTGGAGGAGCTACATTTACATTTACAAATGGAGATAGTTTAGGTATAGGATATTCATTTTATCCAGAGCGTTCATCAACTGATTTAGGTTGTGATGATTATAAATGGAGGTATTTATATTCACGTTCTACTCTAAGTGAATCTGACAAAAAGTTTAAAGAGAATATAGTATACATAAAAGATATTAAGAATAGAACTCGTTCAAGTATAACGCCAACACCATTTTTAGATTTTATAAAAGATGAATTTAAACCAGCAACATTTGATTATATTGTATCAGCAGAAAAAGATAGAACAATTGCAGATAGTCAAATAGGGTTTATAGCTAATGATTTTAAAGATAGTTATGTTGGAAAAACATTTCTATATGATTATGGAGAAGAAAATGGATTAATGTTTAGCCCATCTGGTTATACAACTGTTGTAGCAACTGCACTTCAAGAGGAAATACAAAAAAGAGAAGAATTGGAAATGATAGTTAATAAATTAAATGAGAAAATTAATAATTTAGGAGGATATTAATATGGAAGTAAATTTACAAAAAGCATATACAGTAGCATTTGAAGAGATAAAAAGTTTATATAATGAACTAATACTTTATAAAGCACTTAACATGCAACAACAAGAAGAAATTGAGAACTTGAAAAAAGAACTAGAAGAACAAAATAAAGAACAATAGGATGTGATACTTTGAAAAATTATGAAATAAAGAATCATACCATAGAAGTAGATTTTAGTAATTATAGAATAAATAAAAGGTTACTAGACTATTTTATTTATAATGAAAATGATGTTAAAACAGCTTATATTGAAGCAATATTGAAAAATAAAGATGAAATAATAGATTTATCTGAATATGATAGAGTTTTAGTTAGCATTACAAAAAGTGATGGACAAAAAGTTAATGGTGAATGTGAAGTTGTAGATGCAGAAAATGGTATTGTAGAGATAGAACTTAGTCGACAAGCACTTGCAAGTGTTGGTATAAATACGTTTCAATTATCTCTTGTAAAAGAGGGAACTCTGCTTAATACTACAAATCTTTATTACAGAGTTGAAGAGGGTATGATTAATGATGATGATATCACCTCAACTGATGAATATGGAGTATTATTGGTAATAATATCTCAAGCAGAAGAAATTATAAAAAATAATAAAGAGTTAACTAAAAGAGTTGAACAACTTGAAATAACTATCTTAGGAAATGAAGAAGTTAGGGATAAAGCAGAGCAGATTAGGATTTATAATGAAGATATAAGAAACATACAAGAAGAAGAAAGAGAGTTTAATGAGTTAACACGTCAAAACCAAGAAGCAAATCGTGAAGAATCTATTCAGAATATGCAAATCCAAGTTGATGATAAACTTACTGATTGCCAATTACAATTAGATGAAATGATAGATGCCAAATCTGAAGAAATAGACCATATTGTTGATGACAAAATGCTTGATGTTCAAGCTCAAACAGATAAGAAGTTTCAAGATTTAGATACTAGGGCTAATAATACTTTTGATTTATATGATAAAACATTTGAGGATAAACTTACGGATAATCAAGAACAAATCGACTATAAACTTGATGAAGTAAATCAGGCTATATCTAATGTAGAAGATTGTATTGATGAAAGTACTACAAAATTAGATACAAAGATAAAAGAAGTAGATGACAAAATAGTTGAAGTAAATACTGCTAAAACTGATATGACAACAACTGTTAGTAATAAAATAACTGAGTTTGAAAATAGGTTTGAAGAATTAGAAAGCCTTGATGCTAGAGGCGAGTTAATGCAATCTAGGGAAACTATTGATGGAACTGTAAAGGATACTTTAAAGGATAGATTGACATATGACTTTGAGAAAGTTAATGAGAAGATAGCAGAAATGACTTCTGCTGCAACTAATGTAGCTTTTAGTAAATCTTATGTTGAATCGGATTGGGTTGCTAATGGAGAATATTTTAAACTTATAGTTAATCATAATTTAGTTACAGAAAATATATTTGTAGCAATATTAGATGAAGCAACTAAGAAAAGTATGACTAATTCTTATACTATAGTAGATTCTAATGCGATAGAAATATTTAATGAAAGTAACATAGATGTAAAAGTAACTGTTGTAAATGGGAATACAAATAAAGAAGTTATACCAAATACAATAAATGATAATATAACAACACTAGATAGTACTTATTCTAGTGTTAAAATTGATGCAAAATTTGATGAGAGTCTAATTAAGATAAACGAAAATAAAAGTAATATAGCTACTAACTTAGAGAAGATAAATTTAATACAAAATAAAATTGGTTCAAGTGAATTAAGTACACTATCTAAAAATATATCAGATGCAGTAAATGAACTTGATGCTAGTGTAAAAATTCTTGAAGCTGGTGGAAATTTAGGTCAACAATTAGACAGTTTAAAAGCCAAGTATGATGCTCTATCTGATAAAGTCTTAGATATATTAATTTATTTAGAATTAGAATCTGGTGCAGTGGATGAAGTCGGTCAATGGTATGACAATTTAGCAGATTCAAAAAACATTTTATCAATTGATAATTTAAGATTAGATACGGATAGAAGAAGAATATTTGGTAGCGAAGGGAATGTTATTTTTAATAAAATAGACATTCCTTTTTCTTGTTATAAAGTGAGATACATACATGAACTAGATGACAATTTTATAGAAACTATTTCAAACACAAGTACAGATGCTGGAGCTAATAGTATAGAACTTGAAAAGTATTCTTATGAAGTTAAATAGAAAGGAATGATTTAATGAAGGAAAATAAAATCTTACAACGTGGAAGATATTTAGATACAGATATATACTTTGATGAATTTAACAAAGATTTTGATAATTATGATTTTGTAGATATAGTAATAAGTCCAGGTAGTGGTTATACTTTCGGTATAAAGATAGACAGAAGTATCTGGGCGTGTGGTTATAATGTTTATGGTCAATTAGGTTTAGGTGATACTACTAATAGAAATGTATTTACTAAAGTTAATATAGATAATGTTAAAAAAATT